TAAACTAGTTTGGTAATGCCGTTGCTGATTGTGATTTGAGAGACTGAAAGGATCTGCAATCCCTGCGTTCCTCCTTCCTCTTCCATGGAGTCGAAAAAGCGAGATTCTGCGTGTTCGGCATTGAATCCGAACATAAGGCAGGATTGGGTTTCGGAGTCTCTTGATTCCTTGTAGGTGATTTTGTAGCGTTTCATGATCGTGCTTTGTTTGTTAATCCGCGTGTAAGATGCGCGACCCCTTTTGTTTTGGTTAGGATTTCCTAACTGGTTTATTTGCCGCGATCATTTAGGGATTGTCGCAAGCGACGTTTTACCGCTCGCTTGTTGCCGTGGATGATGGAGCGGCCATGGCAGGCCCACGAGCGGCCCATTTGGGTTAGGATAGGTTTTCCAGCGAAGTAGTCTGCGCGGTCGAATAAGTCTTGTAGAGTTTGCATGCGTTGAATAGAGTCCGGGGATGTTAACCGGACTCATGGCAAGGCATGAATTCAATGTGTGATAAGCTCTCCTATCCTTTGAGCTAATGGAGGGAACGCGACTGGCCCCATAAACGCGGATTATCTAACTGGTTTAAAGATAGCAAAAGCGGACACATTAGCAAGTAAAAAAGGACAGTTTGAAAATATATTTGCTAAAGCCTGGGGAATGACGGAATGCTTTGTGTAACAAAGTGAAGAAATAAGACCATGGCGAACACTCCAGTTTTAACAGACGAACAATGGCAAGAGGCACGCAGAGCCGCAGAGATCGGCCTCACGTTGCAAGAAGTGGCAGAAGATTGGCACGTTGATTTTGAGACCGTCAGAAAGCGAGCCTATCGCGAAGGCTGGCTCACCGCTAACAGGCTGGAAAAAATGCTAGCAGAAAGGAAGGAGGCAGAAGGCAAACTTTCAGAAAAAAATGAAAAGTCCCAAATTGTCCCAAAAGACGCTCTTTCTTCTTCTGGCAGCATAGAAAAGCGCCTCCTTGCTCTACATACTGCCAACAAATTAGGACTAGCCAGAGCCGCAGGAAAGGGCATAGAAACAGCACTGGAGTTGATGGACTCCGGCGAGATAAAGCCAGCCAATTTGCAGGACCTGAAAACGCTGGCAGACATTGCAAAAATTGCGTGGGGTGGCGATACGCAGGCCCAAGCCGTGCAAGTTAACGTGCTATCATCGCAGCCGATGGATTTTTCCCCGCATTTTGACCCGCTTATTGAGACTGACAAGGCGGTTGATGTGTAAAGCATTGATAACCAATGACATCCAATTTGGTGATTTGCCGATTGTTCAGACTTATGTATTACGGGATATTTTTCCCGGTTAATTTCCCGCCTTATCATGGCGATGCATGAAGGCTAGTACCGCGCTAGCTGGCAGCGGTAGCCAGTGGCAGCAGCGCAGAGCGGTAGCGGTAGCCAGCAGCGCAGAGCGGTGGGCACGGGTCGAGTGGCAGTAGGCACCGGGCGGTCGGCCCATGCGTAGCGTATATATTCACTCTCCACGCAAAAGTTTCCCCACAGAGTATCTTATGTATATACACCACGGGGTCTTTTCATTTCAAAGACCCACCACCGCCCCCTTCAAAAACAAAACAGCTTCAAATATTTTTCTTCCCGTTTGCCTTACTTTATACTCGGTGTATTTTTATGAGTGAACACTCACCGAAAAACATTCATCGACTTAACAGGTAAACGCTTTGGCCGCTGGCTGGTGTTGGCCCATGCTCCAACGTCAAAGCCTGGAGTTTCCAAATGGAGGTGCCAATGCGACTGTGGGCGTGTTAAAGAGGCCGTGCTATACACGGCCTTAACCAAAGGCCATTCCAAGTCCTGTGGATGCCTGCGTGCTGAGCTTTCTTATTCTGACAAGCCGCTAGCTAGAATCAGGCATCAACGCAATCCGCTATGGCTGACATACAGCGGAATAAAGACCCGCTGCTACAATCAGAAGCACCCTACTTTTGCCAATTACGGCGCTCGTGGCATCACTGTTTGCCAACGCTGGCTGGACAGCTTTGATGCGTTTGTTGACGATATGGGTGAGGAAAGGCCACCTGGGGCATCCTTGGATCGCATTGATGGAAATGGACCATATTCCCCTGAGAACTGCCGATGGGCTAGCCGCTGTGAGCAATCTGCCAATCGCCGAACCACTATCCAGGTTGATTGGAATGGAGAAATAATGCCACTGATGAATGTTGCTAGAGCAGAGGATATTGCCTACCACACATTACTCTCTGCATACAAACGTATTGGCTGCGTCACTCAGGCGGTGGATCGCTGTAAAAAGATCGGCTGCAAGTTTATTGAGAGATCCAAGGAAAAACGTGGTTTGCTGGTTCATAGGCAACCAAAACAAATTGAGCGTAAAGCGAATTGGGAAAGCGGCAAGACGAGCATTCCAAAAGACCCAACATTGGCCCAACTCAATGATTTGGAGGGGCTGCTTGCGGCATATCCTTCCGCCAAGGAATGGAAGGCAAACGACGTATCAGAGGCTAAAAAACTCATCCTTAACGATCAACGTCTCTGGCGCTGTATCACTCGTTGCCGAGTCAAAGGACTCACCTACAAGGGCCAGAAGCCAACGGATTTCTACGTCAAGCTAGCGATGAAGGATGAGCTTGCGATTTGGCTGAGAGGATAAATATCTTATTGTATTTGTTGCATCGACAGAATCGGTGTGCGATGGTTGGTGACGATATGAGCAATAGACCAACAACCAAACTAACTATATGAGAAACATCAACCTGCCCAAAACAAAAATATACATCCGCTGTGACGCCTTCGGTGGCCCAGAAAACGAATTTGAACCAGCGTGGCTTGTATCTGTTCGAGCGATGCGTAACCGTCCATTCTGCTTCCAGGCATGGGTCGAGAAATACGCTGCATGCTTCGACAAAATTCCGCCTCAGTGCATTTATTGGTATGAGCCGGAAGATGATCACAAGGCGCTGCCTCTGCATAAGGTGCAAATGTGGGAATGCTTGTCCGGTTCCATTGAGCTCTGGCGCAAAGACCAACTCTCCGACGTGCCTGTTTTGGTTAACCTTGGCAAGGGCAATCCACCGATAGGAGGCCACTACTGGTTCACGATTGACCACCTGCCAGAAGGACAATCATCTGGCCTCCTAGACGTGGGCGACTCAGAGTTGCTTGAAGAGCACAAGGAGGGCAACGTCATTAAGCTCAGCAACGGGCAGATTGCAATCTATCCAAATAACCGAATCAAGTGGATGCCAGTTTCATTGACTGGCAGAGACGCAGCCGCAACAATACCACCTTGGAACGTGGCGACCAATAGCCAATGGGACGAATGGTGGTCTGATTCAGACGAAATCCTTGGTGACGCTAAATGGGCTTATTGACATCAACGGAAGACACGAAAACAATGAAAGAACTGCCAACAACAACAAACACGCTATGAGCTATTCCTCTCCGTCGCTTGTCCCCATACTTATGAAAGATCTACACACTCCAATCGAGCCAAATCAACTGCATCCAATGTTGTTGGATGATGCTCACATAGGCGAAATCGTCGCATTCGACTGCCGTGAAAGAATGCTCACCATCCAAGTCGATGAGATGCCAAGCGGCAAAAAGCCTGGACACAGGCTTGGAGCGCGGGCGATTCTGGTATTTCTGCCGGAGAACGACCCACATCAAGCGAAGGCAAGCGCTGGACCATTGAAAACATAACCAAAATCCACATTGACGCGGGAATTAAACACGGAAATGAAACCTATGAAGACCAACAGCGACTTGATTCGGCTTCCGAATGACGTGGCCCGTTGCGATGGCGTAGGCTTCGATGAAAACGGCAGTTGGGACTGGCGCGAAGGCTGTGAGACGTGTTTACGCCGCACTGCTCCACGTGGAGACATGATGCTAATATCGTTCATCCATCCGCCTGCGATTGTCGCTTTCGAGTGTGAGTTCCTCATTGAGCCAGACAGCAATCATCCCAACCAACTTTCCAGTTAACATCCCAATGGGGCGCTCACCAAAATCACTCATCAACGAAACCTTCGGCAGCTTGATTGTTGTAGAACTTGTATCTCGCAATACCCATGGCAATAGCCGCTGGTTATGCCAGTGCGAGTGCGGAAACAAGACCGAGGTATATTATCAAAATCTCACCTCTGGCAGTGTGCAGTCCTGTGGCTGTTTACCCAAGGGAAGGAAGATTGGCTCCAAGAAACAATCCAAGTAATGATTATGAATACAGAACACGACAAACCAACGCCTCCTCCAGGATTCAAACTCGTTAAGGGGGCTGAATTAAAAGCTCCATTTGATGCCAGATTGCTTGTGTTTACCGATGAAGACATATGGGGTGGATCTATTTACGCAAGTTCAGGTGAAATAATGGACTATGGAGATCTTTCTTCATGGTATGCGACTCCAGAGCAATCCATCTCCGAGGAGGCCGCAGCAATTGTTGCTGGAGATCGCGAAGCCGACTACGGCGATGTGAACGAATCTTTCTCCCGCATCGCAAATCTGTGGAGTGCCTACACAGGTTCTACCATTGAACCTTGGGATGTGGCACAGATGATGATTCTTCTGAAGGTCAGCCGAGCCAAGACGAGCAAAAAGCGAGACACCCTAGTTGACATCATTGGATATGCCGAGTGCGCCGGGAGGTTGAAGAAATGATTCTGGAAACCGAAAAACTGCAATGCAAAGAGTGCTACCACAAGTTTCTCAGAAATGAGAGGCTTGAAGCAGATCATCCATTTGAGCGTACGGCGAAATGCTACGGATGTCCAGATTGTAAGTCTATCGACTGCTTCATAGTGCTCTGTGATGAGCCTGGATGCTATCAAGAGGCAGACTGTGGATCGCCGTGCGAGGATCATAAATATCGTTGGACCTGCTACAAGCATAAACCAAATAAACTTAACAAAGCTAAATAATATGGACAGCGGACCTGAATTGAACTGGTTTAGCGGACCAAAAGAGAGGCGTTTTACTCCATTGGAAATCGCTTCGATGGAATTTGGAGAGGCTTTGGTTGAGTCAATTACCACGGGGCTACCGATTGATCCTGAGATCATGGAAGCACTTTCTACAGAGGCAGCAAAGGAAGCGGATAAAAATCAGAGGATGGGAATACTCAGGAAGAATACCAATCAAGATGCGCTGGAAGAATTGAAGCAAGAGCTTTTGCGGGATTTTGGTGGATCAGTACTAGAGGCTGGTTAGCTGAGGAAATTAAGTGAAAAAGTGTAAAAGTCGAGCACAGGCTGAAAACAGGCTATAAACCATTGACGATCAATGAGAAAAGCGCGTAAAGCTAACATAATAGAATAGACAAGTGGTTAACATAATTCGAGATAGTTCATGTTGACTCTTAACTATAACTAACGCATCATGGCTCATGTCGTTCATCAAGGCGCACTGCGAATTAGTCACTTCTTCAGTATGGGAAGGTCCGTATCACCAGAGGATTGCGTGGATGGCCCTGATGGTAACTTGTAAAACTAACGGCATCAGCCCAATCACCGAGGCGTCTCTCTACCGAGTAGCGAATATCACCAAGGAGGAAGCGGATGACGCCATTCTAGCTTTTACATCACCAGATCCAAAGTCTCGCACACCAGACAATGAGGGCAGGCGCATTGAGCGAGTCAGCGGAGGATTCCGAATCCTAAACTATTTCCAGTATCGAGATATAAGGACTCCAGAACAAAAAAACGCCTACATGCGCGATTACATGAAAAAGTATCGCAAGCAGAAAAAGGACAACCTTTCGTGGGAGGAGGTTTACAAGATGGAGGCTGACGACGCTATGACGCTTCCAATACCTGGTGAGTTTGATGCCTCAGTCGAGGCTGCAATAATCGACTTTCTCAATATGCGCTATGAGCTAGCGACAGCACCAAAGCGTAAGCAGGATCGAGTTCGTTTCTCTGCCTCCATGGCAAAAGCCCTTTTTGACGAAACCCGTGTAGCACTCATAACTCTAACGGCAGCCGAAGTGGCAGCTAAACTGCGTAATACAGCAATCAGCGGATATCGCTCACCGCGCTTTAACTCGCTCTACCGATGAATATTCCAATCACATTCAGACCACCGGCGCGAGCAATGGCGGCTAGACGCTTAGCCGGAATAACAGACGATGAGAAGCGCCAAAAGATCATCAACGAGATTTCCGAGGAAGAGTGGAAACTCGACAGAGTTGAGTGGCGAAACTGGATGGATATAATGCGAGGTAAATTTGCCAGAATACACACAACACCACAAGAACGAGTGAAAATCACTCTTGCAACCTATCGCAAAAAGCCATAAACTATTAATTATATGGAAAAGAAGTTCTCCAAAACAGTCAAGAATCCTGATACTGGCCGTGAAAAGACGGTGAAATACGGCCAAAAAGGCAGCAAGATTGGCCCTATTGGCAGCAAGCGTGCTGATGCGTATTGTGCTCGCAGCAACAACATTGCAGGCGACTGGCGCTCCGATCCAAATTCGCCCAATTCCTTGTCGCGTAAAAAATGGGGATGCTCAGGTGCTAAAAGCGTAAAGAAGAAGTAACACCATGGAATCCGAAAATTTAACTGAAGTAGAGAAGCAAATTATAGAACTCCTTGGTCAATACAATTTGACTGAATGTATTGGTATTCCAGTTGGCACATCACTTCATAATTCAGATGGAATTACATCAAGTATCTCTTCTTTTTTTTGCATAAAAGATACATGTTGCGGAGATCATATTTTAAAAAACCTTGAGAATTTGGTTATTGATATGTGTCGAGCTATTGCACTTGAGGCAAAAAAGAACGGATTATCACGCATCATATCGACTCAGGCAAAATGGAATAATATTTACAATAAGGCAACCAATCCAAATAAAAGCATTGGAATCGTAACCATTAATGCCGTTTTTGATGAAATTGAAACAAAAAGTTAATAAAAGCGTAAAGAAGAAGTAACACCATGAATACTGAAACAGTCTGGATGTCGGTCATTATTCTTTTGATGTCAGTCATTAATCTTTGCATTCTATTGGTCAAATGCCTGACTGAAATCGGAAAACATAATCTCAATCTACCATGAAGGACTCCTGCTACAAAAAGGTCAAAGCAAGCTACGACGTGTTTCCATCGGCTCGCGCTTCTCAAGCTATTGCTAAATGCCGCAAGGAAAGTGGCGATGTTCGCAAGACTGAAGCTGGCTCCAATCTCAAGCGATGGGAGAAGGAGAACTGGAAAGACCAGCGCACTGGCAAGCCTTGCGGATCAGGTGGCGATAACGAGTATTGCCGCCCAACGAAGCGAGTTTCATCCGACACCCCTAAAACGGCTAGCGAATTAGGGCGCAATAAGGTTCAGACCAAGATGCGCGAGAAAGCCCGTGTTGGCATGGGTGCTAAAGTTAGTGCAGCTAAGTAACAATTTGCCCGCTGTGCCTGTGCTAGCCGAAGTACCTCGCCAAATCGGATTGGTAATTACCGACGAGAAAGTAGTGGTCGAAAAGCGCAAGAGAGCACACAACTTATGTGAAGAGGCTCAGCCTCGGATCGAGACTCTTGCGGCGGCGGGCAGCTAATTTCAATATATCAATATGGACGAAATGACAAAATCCCACAAGTGCCGAGTCAGGCATGGAGACTATCAGTTTATTAAAGGATCAGTCCTTGATATTGGCTGTGGTCCAGACGCCATTAAACTTGATCCACCATCAACCGTTCGAGGTTGGGACTTGCCTGATGGAGATGCGCAATATCTGACCGGCGTTAATGACAAGTCGTTTGATTGTGTAGTGAGCGCCCATTGCCTGGAACACATGAACGATCCAGAAGTAGCTCTTCAAAACTGGAGCCGAGTTCTCAAGGAGGGCGGATATGTGTACATTCTAGTTCCGCTCTATAGTGCTTATGAGAAGTTCCGCGACTTCCGTTTTGGCAGTTCTCATCAAGCATGCTTTAATCCAGATCACAAAACATCGTGGGATATTGTCAGCGTGGACAAGCCGATGAACCACGATCACTACGACTACAAGCGCATCGTGCAAATGGGAAAAGATGCTGGATTGCACCTTGTTGATCTGCGTATGGAACTAGACGGCTTCCATTGGGACAAGTGGAACGATCCTGATTTTGACTCGACTATGCACAATGGGCTAGCTCAACTTTGCATTATTTACCAGAAAATATGACATTACTACTCCCGGTAGTCCTCAACATAGCGCCTCACGAAAAACGTCAGGCTGAACGCTTGGTGCAATATTTGAAGGAACTAGATGGCACCGAGGTAATTACGATGTCGTTTCAAGACCCTACTGGCATGCGTTATCCAGAGGTGGCAAATTTAGCGTTCAAGCAGTGCGCTAAAGCTATGCGTGGTAAGGCTTTTATGTGGATTGAGTGTGACTCTATTCCAATCAAGAAGGGATGGCTCAAAGCGATCACTGATGAGTATGTGAAGCAGGGCAAGCCGTATCTTTATCCAAAGACTCGCAATCCACCGTTTGATAACTTTACAGGCATTGGCGTACAAGGACCGGACGCATACGAGCAGGCTCCAGTTGGATATACCACGGGCGGATTTGATGAGTGGATTTCTACTAATTTTCCAGATCAAATTGGACTCACTGATTTGATCCAACACTCGTATGGATTTTATGATTCTATGGGTGATGCCACACTTCACGAATTCCCGCGTGATTTGCATATCTTGCAAGATGATTCTGTAATCTTCCACAAGGATAACGCTCAGGGTTTAATCGACTACATCATGCCATCTATGAAGCGTGATGAGATTATTGGAGTCTCTGGAGTTGGTGATTTGGGTGATGCGGTGGTGAGCTTAGCAACACTCAAACACCACGGCGGCATGTTCGATTATTACGCCCGCGACAATGGATCAACCAAGGGCTTTGTTGCAAGACTGCCGCTAATCAGGCCACTGATCGAATCACAGCCATACATCAACGCTGTAAAAATCTGGAAGCGAGAGCCTATTGCTTGGGCATCAGAAGGCTTCAGGCCAAGTTGGCATGACAGAAGACGTAATCTTGCTACCTGCCATGCTCAGCATGCTCTTGACACGCACTTCATCGACACGCTACCAGACATGAGCAAGCCGTGGCTGACGGTTGAGCAAAACAAGAAGTTCAACGGCCTCATAGTCATCAATCGCAGTCCTCGCTACAATAATCCACATTTTCCATGGAGAGAGGTAGTTGAACACTATGGAAATCTTTTGTGCTTCATTGGATTGCCGCAGGAGCACGCTGATTTTGAGTATCATTTTGGCAAGGTTCGCTACATCGTCACGCACGATATGTTGGAAGTTGCTCAGGCGATTGCCGGAAGTGAGTTGTTTATAGGCAACCAAAGCTCGTGCATGACAATTGCCGAAGGATTGAAACACCCTCGAATTCTTGAGGGATCACTCATCATTCCAGACTGCATTTATCCAAAAGCGCATAACGCTCAGTATGTCTTTGATGGAACGGTTACTCTTCCATCCGTCGCTCATGTTTCAGCAAAAAGCCTCAAGTCTAACGCTATTCATTGGTCAAACTTCGACACAACGATTGTGCCAAAAGTTGGACGTGGATACGGTTGGATCTATGACTATGGCGGCATTCGGATTCAAGAAGGCACCGTGAGAAAAATGGCATCCAAGGTATCCAAGTTACTTGGAATCAGCCATGAGCAGGCCGAAGCAGAGGTTGTTAAAGCCACCGTTAAAGCTGCGCCAAACTCTTTTAGTGGCAATCTGCGCATGTCAAACATGGCGGCTGCAATGGATGCTCTTCGTGAGAATGGCTATACAGATCATCCAATCTTTACTCTCACGAGTGGAAATATTGGAGATTTGCTCTGAAATTCTATTTGACCACTTTCAATCAAACCCTTATAACCAAGAAATCTTATGCTCTTAGCTATTCCTGTTAGTGCAAGTGACGCCCAAAACCTGCCTCATACGGCGGAAATCTTCAAGAAGTTCGGTCCTTACGCTGGTTTCCAGTGTGCAATCTTTGCCCGCCTAGAAATTGAGAATGAAGCTCGCGTATTTGCCGAGCAGATTAAGCCTTTATTCTCCAACGTGGATATTCACATTCTTGACTTCCACTCCAATGGAGCCACGGAAGCTGCTGCTAAGCATTTCCGCGCTGTTGCTCAGACGGTAAGTGAGAAATACACCGCTGGACCTTGGTATTTCTATGAGTTGGACAATACGCCAATTCAAATTGGCTGGCTGAGTAAGCTCCAACGTGAGCATCACGAATCTGGTAAAGCTCACATGGGTGCAATCGTTCCAACCCGTGGATTTTCCATCATGCAGGACGGATCACTCAAGCCGTCATTTGGCGATCCTCATATGGTTGGCACTGGCATCTACCATCATGCGATGGGCGCTCTTTCGCCAAACATTGGTCAACTTGACCGTTCTATGCCTTGGGCTGGTCCGCTTGAGCCTTTTGACATCCGACTTCGTTATGAGATTGTCCCACACGCTCACAATACGATTCTCATCCAGCATAACTGGAATACGGGCAACTACCGCGTAGAAAATGGACAAATTGTCTGTGATGATCTTTCTGGCGATGTGAACCTTAGCCATGCCAAGCCTTATGACGGTCACGCAGTAGTTGTTCACGGTTGCAAAGATGGAAGCCTCGCGAAACTGGTTTTGGCTGACAAGATCACAACTAAGGCTTCCGACACTAATAAGGTTGAACCAAAAACGGTGGTTGAAGAACCCAAAAGCCTTACTGGACAAGAGGGCCAGCTTCCATCTGTTGGATTCCTCGCCTTCCGCATCAAAGGAGTTGTGGAGGCTACTAAGGATCGTCTGACAGCCAAGAAGATTGCAGAGCAGCTTGGCGTTAAGATTGAAGAGATCGTTTCAGCATGTTCCGAAACTGGAAGTGGATTGAAGGTTGCGGGACCGCCTAAATGGGTTAGCCTCGTTTAATTATGTCAGACGCCACAAATACCCTTGAGTCCTATAATCCTCCCGTCGTAGATGACCGGGGCAAATTCCTTGACGAGCGAATCAAGGATGTTGGCGCTGCTCGAAGTCTTTGGTTCCGCCTTCAACAAGCTGATTTGAAGTCGAATCAGCAGATGGCAAAGGTTCAGGCAATGGTTGATGGCGCTCCTCCATTAGACCAAATGCAGCTTGCCAAGCAGGGTCTGGCATACATGTCCAACTTCAATCCAGGCGATGCTAAAGCCGTTCTGGATACTTCTCTTGCGGCATTCTATGACCTCATCTCTGGCACAGAGAGCCTGATTGATCTTCGCACCAAGTTTGGTTCTGAACAGGAACGTCAAGAATGGTCGCAGAAGATGAGCTTGAATATGAGCCGCGTTATTCGTCGCTGGCCTCAGTTCAACTTCAAGTACAGCTACATTCCGCACTACATGGTGCTCCACGGTGTTGGCATTGCTTACTTCCAAGACCCTCTCAATTGGGAGTGGGACGTAACGAATCTCGCCTACTTCAAGATTCCCCGTCAGACACGCGCCAACGAAGCTGAAATCCAATACGCTTGCCTCAAGAAGTTGGAGAATCCTGCCGACTTGATGAAGTACATCAACATGGGCGATATTGCTGATGAGCAAGGCTGGGATCGTGATCAACTCAAGAAGGCGATTATGAACGCCTCTGAGCAGATTCCAGACATGCTCAACTGGATGGAATGGGAAGCTCGCTGGAAAGACAATGACATCACCTATGGCGAGACGAGTCCGTCTATCTCTGTGATTTACATGTGGGTGCAGGAGCTTGATGGAAGCTACTCCATGTACGCTTTTGCCGAGAATGGCTATCCGATTACCGATGGCGTTCCTGAGAATTTCCTCTTCAAGCGTCGTCACCTTTATCGCAATGCTAGCGAGGCGTTTACTTTCTTCACTCGCGGCATCGGCACCAATGGTAATTATCACGGCATTCGTGGTCTTGGCTCCGATATGTTCAATGCTTTCCAGCAGTTGATGCGCTTGGAAAATAAGAAGGTGGATGTCGCACAAACCGCCGGTCCACACTGGCAGGTTGAAAGCGAAGAGGCAGTCGAAAACTTCCGCATCGTTCCGTATGGCGCTGGCTATCTTGTGACTCCTGGAGCAAACTTCGTCCAGGTTCAGCAGCCGAATATCATCCAGAACATTGAGCCAGCCGTTCAAAGTCTGCGTCAGACTTTCTACAACAATATTGCTCAATACACGAGCAGCAAAACGCTCGATACCGGCAGGGAGCTTTCCAAGTTTGAGGCGATGAGCCGCATGGAAATGGCATCACAGCTTTCTGTAACTTCCATCAACCTGTTCATGCAGCCGTTTGACCGCCTGATGAATGAAGTTGGTCGCCGCTTCTTCCGTCCTGGATACCAACGTGGTGAACCTGGAGGTGAGGAAGTTTGGCAGTTCCGTCAAATGTGCCTTGAGGATGGCATTCCAGAAGAGGCATTGAAGAACATGGACTTGCGCTATACGCGAGCCAGTCGTTCCATTGGCTTTGGTAGCCCTTCCGCACGTCGCTTGGCATACGAGAACCTGATGCCGATGTATCCGTATTACGATGAATACGGCAAGCAGACTCTCATCCGTAACTTCACTGGTGCTATTGCTGGCTGGCAGATGGCCGATGAGCTTACGACTCCTGCTGGAGCCAATCAGCGCCCACCGATTGATGCGGCAATTGCAGATGCTCAGAATGCAATTCTTGCTCAGGGTGCCACTCAGGCAATTATGCCAAACGAGAACAAGAGCGTGCATTTGCAGACTCACATTGCCAAGCTGACTGAGTTCTACCAGCAGTTTGACCAAGCAGGTCAGAATCCTGAGATGTATGCTCAGATTGTTCCGCCAATGTCAAACATCTTTGATCATGCTGCTCAGACGCTTGAGCAGTTCACTGGTCCAGAAGCTCCTCAATACCGCCAGCAACTCCAACAGTTCAATGAGATCATTGTCAATGGCTCGCGACACCTACAGAAACAGCAGGCGATGGAGGCGGAGGCATCTGGTCAACCTCAAGAAGATCAAGGACCGTCTGAGATTGAAATGAAGATGGCGGAGTGGCGTGCAAAAATGGATCAACGCTCCGAGGAGTTTCGTGTGAAGATGGAACAACGCCAAGCTGATGCTGCTCAAGCTCGCGCTCTAAAAGATACCGCTGCCGCTGCCGCTATTGCCTTGAAGGGCGCTTCATATCAAGCGCAACAGGCATCCATTAGAAGTTCTCTATGATACCAGCAAATACACAAAAAACGAGACTCGAAAAATTCAGAGATGGAGATGGTCCTGGGCGTCTTTCTGCACTGCTCAAAGACCCAGTGATGATTGAAGCTCTAGCGATTATTGAAGAAAAGACCGAGCCTAACGACTCGATTCTGACTGGCCTTGTGCGCGACTACAAAGCAGAAGCTCCTATGGTTATCTCTATGATCCACGCCGGACAGGCTGGCATTCGTCGCACGTTGCGATTGTTGAAAGCGTTGGCATTTAGACCTCAAGCTGACAACCAACACATGGACGCATTCACTCTTGAAGCGTACAGCCACATTGACGAAAAATATCTCGAACAGACTCATCAGTAAAATATATGGACACCGAAAACACACAGCCACCAGAATACGACGCAACAGCAGAAGCTCAAGCCATGTGGGATCGCGCCCAATCGTTCCTTCCAAAAGAGGAAGAAAGCGCCAAGGTTGAGGAGAAAGTTGCACCTACTGATCCAGAACCATCCAAGGAAGAGGTGAAGCAGGATACCTCCATTGAGAAGACTGAAGAGGTAGCAGGCAACCAAGCTGATGATCAAGACGAACCACCAAAAGGCAAAAAAGAAGCTGGAGCGGCATGGAAAGATTTGAGATCACAGCTAAAGCAGCTTCGTGAAGAACGCGACAGCTTGAAGAACACGCTTCCTGAAAAGGACAAGACTGTTCAGGAGAAGATGATCGAAATCGAAGAGATGCGGAAGAAGATTGCCGAGTTTGAAGGCAAGGATATTTCCGCATACGAGAGGCGCATTTCCGAGATGGAGTCGAAACTTGGCGAGCATGAGCAGTTCCGTTCCATCCACGATGTTCAAAACTCAACGGCTTACGCTGAGTCCATCCTCGAACCTGCTGCCGCCATTGGTCAGGCAATTGAAGTCTTGGCAGGCGCAAATGACGTTGATGCAAAGACGCTTCAAGGCGTTTTAGAAATTAGTGATCCTATCGAGCAGCGTAAAAAACTGCGTGAAGTGACTGAGGGTTGGCACCCAACAGATGCCGCTGAACTCATGGAGCATGCCCGCAATACTCAGTCGCTTCTCAGGAAGTCGTCCGACATGCTTGAGAATGCCGACAGAGCTAAGCAGGAGCTTTCATTCATGGAGCAAGAGAAATCTCGCAGAGCCAAAGAAGATGAAGACAAGCAATTCTCGTCTGCCACCGAAGCTGCAAACAAGCTACTCCAAGAGAAGATTCCTTTTCTCAAAGATAACAAAGATCTCATGGAAGCAGTCTCAAGGGCTGAGATCAGAAAAGACCCTGCTAGCATGGCTGTAGCAGCGCGTGCAAGCGTGATTCTTCCACATTTGTTGCGTCAACTTGACGAACGGAATGCCAAGATTTCTGAGCTTGAAACGTCGCTTAAATCACGCATTGCAGCGGCACCGCGCCCATCTAGCACTTCTACGCCTGTGAGCACGAATGATAACCTGCCCACTGGCTACGACATGGATTCGATTATGGCTCGATTCCAAGCGCACCAGCGGCAAGGGTGATTTCATCACTGTAATCAGTCCATCTGCGGATCATTTCTTTTGCTAGAAGTAGCTTTTCATTGGAAGTGAGAGTGCCCCTCCAATCATCAATTGGATCAGGGTTTAATTGGGCCTGATAAAGTTGAGAATCATAACCTTCGTAAACATCCAAACTGTTATCAATACCGATAACAGATTGATATGGATCTAACTTGGCAAGAAGCTCTTTGATTGTTTTTGATTCAGTGCTCATGGCATAATAATCAACGGTGCATCATCAGGTTTAACTTCCTGACTTTGCTTGTTGAGAATATGAAGGTCTTCAACAGTTGCCCTTTTCTTGAAGTCGCGCACTTGAAGAAGCGCCTGCGTGATTCGCTGCATCATGCCAACGAATGGCTCATGCTCGTCTTCTGACTCAAATACGGGAGATTTGAAGCCTGCCACTTGGCCTGTTTCGTCGTCGCCAATAACGAGTTGTGCCTCGAAGCGGGAGTTTGAGCCGACTGGCAGTTGGTCGATACGGATGTAGATGGATGGGGTTGTCATATAGGATTGAAATGGGCAACGCCGTGGGAGCAACCAACTCGCCACGGCGTCTGGCACTAAGGGACACATGAAAACAAAACCTTGTGCGTGAGAAAACATCGCAGATGGATTTGGATTCGTCAAGAACCTCTTGAAGAGAGAGCGATCCTGGGTTAAAAAAGCAATGCCGCTGGAATTGGCGTTCCGAGCGGCATCTATCAACACAACTAAAAGAACTAGTCATGCGGAATGAAATTATTATCACTGATGGGGCCGATAAGGTCAAGAAGAAGCGTTGGGAAACCCGCGAAGATGGTAAGGTCTTCTGGGGAATGAGAGGAGATGGTCGTGAAATATGGCTACCAGTGGAAACCGCCAAGAAGCGGCAGGCAGATTCAGATCGTCGCAATGACGATTACAGAAAACGCAAGTTGGCAAAAGCTGTTAAACCGGAGAATCCTCGGAAACGTGGGGAGACGCGGGATGACGGAATGATTTTTTTCTCGTATTCCAATGTGAGAGAAGAGGTGTGGGTAAATGCCGATGATTTTCAGCGCCTATGTGATATTCAGACTCAGGCCAGGAAGAGGTATGCCAAGGATAATGTAGAGGCTGAGAGGTTGAGAACGAAGAAATGGCAGGAGGAGAATCCTGAAAAATTTAAGGCGTCTCATCGAGCCAGCAGGGAGAAACATAGGGAGAAGCGCCTTCAGATGACTCGTGATTGGAGGGAGAGGAACAAGGAGCACTTGAGAGCGTATTATGAAACGAACAAAGATCGAAGCCGGAAGAATCTCAGGAGATGGGTAAAGGCTCGATATGCAGCAGATCCACAATACGCTTTAATTGTGAAAGCCAGAACTTTGATTCGTCACGCATTTAACCGTTTCGGTTTCAAGAAAAAAACCAAAACTGAAGAACTTCTTGGCTGTGACTGGGAAACTCTCAAGCGGCACATTGAATCTCAATTCTACGGAGGAATGACATGGGAATCATTTCAGCAGAAGAATCATATTGGAACCTCTATGGTAGAGATTGACCATATTATTCCAATTTCTTCCGCCAAAACCGAAGAAGATGTGATGCGACTTTCGAACCATAATAACCTGAGGCCATTGTGGTGGTGGGAAAATAGGGAGAAGCGCGACAAGATTCTATAAGTAGTCTAACCAACAAAAAATTCTATTGACATGTCAGCTTACGGTGCAAGTATGCCCGTGAGCTAAAAAACGCTGCCCGCGTTCCTAGAGGCTCGCAGGTGAAAGGGCGAATGAGCTAACTATCCACTCTGGCTCGGAGCGGGACAATCTGGACGCCGCTGGCATTTCTGCCAATCGGAGAACGTCTGGAAATCAAGTTCTTCAACTCATCCTAACTGACGCTTAATAAGCGAAACACCTACGACAATGGCCTGTGAATCTATCAATCAATTCCTAGAGTCGGAATCAAACCGGATCGTCGACGATCCTTCCGAGAAGCAATTCATCAGCAATCCTTGGCAGAACGATTCTATCGTTCCGCGTTCCCGCTGGCCCAATGGTATGGGCGATACCCCGAACTTCCTGACATTTGAGCGTGCGATGCCGTACGGCTCCGATGTCTCGTTCACCACCTACGGCTTCAATGACGGCGGTAGCGGTGACGAAGGCGGTTCTTGCCAGCCTCCTGTGTCCACAATCTATCCTTCGCAGACTCGCCGCTCGATGGAACTCAAGATTGCGGCTGTCGAAAGCCCTCCCTTCTGTATCGAAGATGCTCGCATGAGCTACAACATCGTTCAGCAGGCTGCTGCCTTCATCCGTAACCTTCGTGGATACTCCCGCTACCTGTGGGAAAATCAACGCCGCGATCAGTTCACGTCCATCTGCTCCAACAAGTACGTCGCTGACGCTGGCCTTACGGTCAACTCCGCCTCGTTCGCCACTGGAACGATTGGCACCCTGAAGCGCGAGATGCTTGATTACATCCGCTACAGCCTCATCCGCAATGGAGCAGACATTCAGAACGGCCTCTCCGTCAATAAGATGGGTCAGCCTCTTCTGCCACTCGTCCTCTCCGATGAAGCTCAGCAGACGCTTGCTACCGATGGCGTGACCATCCAGAACATCCGCTGGGACTCCGAAAAGGTCCGTGCGCTCAACAATGCCCCTGGTTCCTTTGACAGCCTCAACGGCTTCAAGATGACCATCGACATCGCTGCTGCTCGCTGGAATCTTGTCGGTGGTGCTTGGGTGCGCGTTCCCTTCATGCTCCCTGCTACCAACAAGGGTGATCCTGCGAACGTCAATCCAGCCTACTTCACGGCTCAATACGAAGATGCGATCATCGCTACCAAGCAGGTTGTGAAGTTTGCGATTCCTGATTCTCAGCTTGCCGCTGGGGAAATGAAATTCGCTCCTCAGGACTACCTTGGCCGATTCAACTGGATCAACAAGTATGACCGCACTTGCAACGTGGACGAAAACATTGGCTTCTTCCGTGGCAAGTTCGCCTACGGTGCTCAGCCAGTGATTCCTGAATACGGCGCAATCCTCCGCTTCCGTCGCTGCCCAACCAACTGGGTTGTGAACACCGCCTGCTCTTAATCGAGTAGAACCACTTGAGGCGGGGTTAGTCTAAAAAACTAGCCCCGCCTTTCTTGCATACACAGTCAAACTCTGCTAATAGCTAATTGCTTATGAAACTCTCTTTTACCTCACCTGAAGGCTGGCAAATGCCAGAAGACGCAACACCTGGACAGCCTTTTCAAGCTGTTGGAACATTCCTCGCCGATGAAGACGGCAATCTCACTCTTACAGCCATTGATGGAACTGAAATTCCAATGATGGAAGACGACGATATGGAGATGGAAGATGAAGGAGTTGAAGTCGAAGTGACGATGCCTGAAAAAGAAATGTCTGAAGAAGAAGACATGATGGATCGCGCTAAGAAAATGGGCGTCTTCAAATAAACATCTCATCTTATGAGGCCAGCATTTTCTGATGAAGTAAACGCAATGGTTGTCTTCGTTGCCGGAGACACATGGAATGGATTTCCGTCCATCACCGTGTCAAATCGCATTGCGCCTGGAGATCTGGCCTCAGTTAAGATGGCATTCAAGCTCAACCCAAAGAGCACAATGCCAACGCTGGAACTCACCAGCGGCAATACAGACATCACCATTAGTGATCCGGTGAATTGGGTATTTACCATCAATCCAGGTCGATACGAATTGCCAATTGGGCAATATGTCTGGCAGATTGAAACGACTGACGACAGCACTCCATCAGCTTATGTCGAAACATTGATGGAAGGCATCGGAGAAGTACTCTCCAACTACACGACCACAACCTGATGAGCCAGACAAACATTTCAGTCAATTCAACACTTGGTCCAACGATTGAGGTTCTAAGTGACGGAGGCATTGTAATCAATGTTGCAAATCCGGTCAGTGGAACTGGAGATGTGACTAGCTCAAGCTCTTCGGTAGATAACCAGATTGTCCGTTTTGATGGGACAAGTGGCAAAATTATCCAGAACTCTGGAATCACGATTGCTGATGGAGCTACCGGAACGCTTTCTGGCACGAATACAGGCAACGTAACGATTGGCACAGCAAACGGCTTGTCCATTGCTGGTCAGGCATTGAGCCTTGGAACAGCTTCCGCATCAACCACGGGAGCATTGACTTCTACCGACTGGAGCACGTTCAACAGCAAGCAGCCTGCTGGCAACTACATCACGGCACTCACTGGAGATGTCACTGCATCTGGCCCTGGTTCTGCTGCTGCAACACTTGCATCAACGGCTGTAACTCCAGGGGCATACACGCTGGCAAACATCACGGTGGACAGCAAAGGGCGCATCACATCTGCTGCCAATGGCTCCGCTGGAACTGGAACCGTTACCAGCGTTGGCATTACAGGCACAGATGGTATTCAGGTTGATTCGGGATCGCCAGTGACGACATCTGGAAGCATTCAGCTTGGAGTTGATGCGGCCACAATGAAGACCACGCTGAATCTGGCTGGAACAAATACAGGAGATCAGAATCTTTTCGGGACTTTTGCTGTAGCTGGACAGTCAAATGTCGTGGCAGATTCTACGAGCGACACGTTGACATTGGTAGCTGGGACAAATATTACGATTACAACAAATGCTACAACAGATAGCATTACTATTAACAGCACTGCATCTGGCGGAGGAACACCCGGCGGATTAGATACTCAGGTTCAGTTTAACGATGGCGGCAGCTTTGGTGGTGATTCAGGACTTACTTACAACAAAACGACAGACACGCTTTCAGCGACAAATCTGACGGTTAGCGGACTTTCGACATTAGCTCATATCCATGGTTCTATTGCTGGCAATCTTTACGTCCATATCAAGAATACCAGTGGAGTTACCTTAGCAAAAGGAACGCCAGTTTATGCGACAGGCAGCGTTGGAGTTAGTGGCAGAATTGAAGTATCGGCGGCTGATTATACCAACTCAGCTAAGATGCCAGCTATCGGGATCACTGATGCCCAATTAATCGCAAACGCAGAGGGTAACGCTGTCATAGTTGGCGAAGTCACAGGACTAGCAACTAACAGCTACGCAATCAATCAAGAGCTTTTTGTTGGAACAACCGGACTGCTTGGAGCACTACCAACAACTGGAGAAGCTCAATCAATTGCTGTTGTTTCTCGCGTTCATGCTTCCACTGGTATCATCGTTGTTAATTCTCAGGCTAGGATAGCAAATGGATCAATAACTAACGCAAGGTTGGCCAACATGGCTGCTAACACGATCAAAGGTCGTGTTACCGCATCAACGGGCGTTCCTGAAGATATTACGCCAGTTTCGCTAACCGAAGAAACGGCACCGGCAGCAGGAGATTTCTTGCTAGGCTGGGAATCAGGAGGCGGCATTCGCAAGTTTGACGTTGGTGATTTGCCAGTGAATGGCGATGTTTTTGGTCCTGCTAGCTCAACGGATAATGCACTGGTTCGATTTGATAGCACAACCGGAAAGTTGATTCAAAATAGCATTGTTACCGCAGATGATAATGGAACCATCGCCGCCACACGACTTTATTGCACGTCTGGTAGTGGAGAGGATGCCGTAGTTAGCGCAGCAGGACCAGTGTCATCAGCATCACTCACAACATGGCCTGAAACAGCATTAAAGTTTAATTTGCTTGGCTTTGACGAACCACCTACTCCTTACGAGCTTAAAATTAAGCCAAATACAGCAACCCAAGATAGCTACGATTTAATTTTGCCACCTGTGGCCGGAACGACTGGTCAGGTTCTTTCCGTTGGTTACGCCTCTTTGCCAGATATAAACCTTGAATGGAGTAGTGCTGGAACTGGAAATGCGCTGACATCGCAGCCACTTTCCCAGTTTGCATCAACCACAAGTGATCAATTGCGCGGAATTATATCCGATGAAGTTGGCACAGGTTCTCTTGTGTTTGCTCAAGGACCAACGCTTATTTCTCCAGTGCTTGGAACGCCCGCAAGTGGCAACCTAATTAACTGCACTGGCTTTCCTATCGGTGGAAAACTAGCCCAAGTGGTCATTGCATCATCTATCGCATCTGGATCAACTACAGCAAACATACCATTTGACGACACTATTCCGCAAAATACGGAAGGAATTGAAATATTAACGCTAGCAATAACGCCAAAAAATGCCAGCAGCACGCTTCAAATTACTGCGAGCGTGACAGTTTCTGGCGGCGGATTAGTAACTGCGGCTGGAGCATTGTTTGTTGATGCAACAGCTAACGCAATTGCCGCAAACCTAAACACTATTGGTGGTTCTGGATATTTCGGCACCTTAAATGTTGTAACATCAATTTCAGCAGGATCAACATTAGCTCGCACCTATAAATTTCGTATAGGTAATTCAGCAGCCGGTATTGTTTACTACAACAGTTGGTCAGGGGGCAATATATATTCAACCATTGGCCCGGATACAAGAATAACAATTCTCGAAATATTACCATGAGACACGTAGAATTAATCGGCAACATAGTTGCCTTAGTGCGATCTGCTCCATATCCAATCGAATCACCAACAACCATTGAAGCGCCTAACGAGGTGGAGTGTGGTTGGATTAAAAACGGTGACGAGTGGATTGCCCCCGTGGCACCAGTTATCGTCAGTTTTCGCGCCTTGGCATTCGCTCTATTGCAAGCTGGACTTTATCCGCAGGTTAAAGCTGCTGCCCTAGCAACTCCAGAAGGCGAGATCTGGTGGAACACGGCGCAAAGCACCACTGTTCATCGCAATCATCCATTTGTGATTGCACTTGGATTTGCTATTGGTCAAACACCTGAGAAGTTAGATGTTATTTTCGCATCGGCATTGGCTTCTCAGTGAGAATTGAATTTTGATTGATTTGTGAACTAAACACTACAATTTATCCACAATGCCAGGAACCATCCAAACGTTGCCAGTGCCGCCTCCATCTGTGTCAGAAGCTCAGCTATGGAACTCTATCCGCATTGCGTTTGTGAATCGCAATTATTCTGGTGCCATTTCAACAAATGCACTTATTGTTCCAGCGCCACCTGTTAGCATTCCAACTTTGATCTACGCGACACTTCTTGCCGCACAGGGACAACTTCAATCTTAAAGACTATGCCTGGAACGCCTCAAACTTTACCAGTACCTCCACCAGTTAGCATTCCAACGCTGCTGAATGCTATTCGCCTTGCTGCTGCATCTGGTGGCGGTGCAGATACAGCACCAACAAGCATTCCCTACGCTGTAGCAGTAACTCCAGTTTTTACTGATGGTCAGAATCGTCAAATTGCCATGACGGGCAATTTGACCCTTAACGGTCCTACTGGCGGTTCAAACGGCAGCACTTGGCAGATTCGTTTGATTGCTTCTGGAGCTATCAGAACCGTCACTCTAGGAACTAACATTGTCACACCTACTAACACCACGTTTAGTGGCGCAGTTGCATCTGGTAGCACTCGACTCCTTCAGATGATTTACAGTGGTTCAAAATGGTGGGTAGTCCGTAACCAAGAATTTACAGCATGAATCTTTACTACATAGATCAAGGTTCTGGACTTTGGAACGATTCTGCTAACTGGTTTCAAGACCAAGGTGGAACTACTCCAAATAATGCTGTTCCAACTGGAAGCGATGATTGCGAAATCAATGCTAATAACATGGTTGATGAAATTCCTTCAAGCGGATATAACACTGTCATCAATTATGGAACGGTCACCACCAACAACGGAACGGTCACAGACAACAACGGCACGGTCACCACCAACAACGGCACGGTCAACACCAACAACTCCACGGTCACCACCAACAACGCCACAGTCACCACCAACAACTCCTTGGTCACCACCAACAACGCCACAGTCACCACCAACAACTCCACGGTCACCAACAACGCCACTGTCACCACCAACAACTCCTTGGTCACCACCAACAACGGAACGGTCACCACCAACGAAAGCGGTGCAACAGTCTCATCTAATTCCGGGACAGTCGCCACCAACAACGGCACAGTTGGGCTTATCGGCAACATCGGTGGCGGCACAGGATCAATCACTGCTACATCAGTTTTCAATGTCGCTAACATGACTGCTGGAACTAACGTCACTCTTCCATCAGGAGGTGGACCAATTACAGTTTGGTAAATTTTTATGAATGTGACCCCGGATTACTTGCGGAACAAAACTAATTAACAAACCATGAGCCACGACGAATCTCTCGCCATTGATGAACTTCGCAAAACCATCCGATGGCTCATTGGAGGCGTCATTGGACTTTTGAGTGGTGCCGCTGGCGTAGGAGGATGGGTGGCAACGCAAGAAGGTCGAATTTCAAGTCTTGCTGAAGCGGACAAAATCTCAAGCACAGATCGTTCTGAAATGCGTGGCGAACTGAGAGCGCATTCATCCATCATAAACGCCATTCAAAAAGATTCAGCCGTTCAGTCACGCGACTTGCAATACATCCGTGAGGCAGTAACCGAGATTAAGGAATCCATGAAAAAACCTTAACTTATGTGGCTATTCACCTCCAAGCAAAAGCTGCCTCGCCGCCAACTTAGAGGGGATACCGTGCAAGCTATGCTTGTCTTGGCGCTAAAAGGAAAAACGCAGCCGAATTTCCGCCTATTCATGCAAAAGGGAATTATGGCTTGTCCGCCAAAAACAATGCTGCGTAAGGCCGCAGATCAAGCATACAAACCTTGGCAAGAAAACCTGTGGGAGTGCGAGGACCAAGCACGTGCAGTAGTTCATCACGCGCAACTACTCGCTGCCAAAGAAGGATGCTCTTGGGCCGTTGGAACGCTGCGTGCGAATGCTCCTGAAGGCTCAAGCCACGATCTCCATGTGTTCGTTTGGGCTATCCTTGATTTGCCAGAAGGTCTGCAATTTACTTTGTTCGATCCAACTGCCGACGACTGGGCAGATGTGCCTGACCTCTCTGGCGTTGATTACGCACTGACATGAATATGGAACCAAACATGAAGCCTCGCATTGCCCTATTCAATGGCGATGGAGTGGTGTCTTGGCTTATCAAAAAGCAGACGCGCTCAAAGTATTCACATGCGGCGATGCTTATTCCAGGCACCACAAACCGCATTATTGAATCGCGAGAATTCAAGGGGGTCCGGCTCCACACTCTGGACGAATCAGATAACCGAATGATCGATTGGTTTGCCATCCCAAGCATGAGCGATGAGGATTACGACTATGCTATCAGTTTGTTCTTGGGGCAGCTTGGAATGCCATACGACTATTGGAGCGTTGCTCGATTCGTCACCAAAAAACCAGCACGAGAGAATGGCAAATGGTTCTGCTCCGAGGCAGTTCACAAGATGCTAGCGGATGCTGGAACTCGTCTCCTTCTTCGCATTCCTTCAGCAGAAGTTTCTCCCGCCCACTTGGGCATTTCACCACTACTTGTTCAAGTTGCCGCACCATGAAATACCTCTCACTTATCCTTGTCGTCTCAACGCTGTCTTCCTGCTCGATTGCAGACTCATCCAACGTAAAACGCATTGCTGTGGCTGGCGGAGTCGGTTATCTTACTGGAGGTCAAGCTGGCGCTATTTCCGCTGCCGCTGCCGAGTTTGGCAGAACCAACGCAAAATCTCCTCGCAATATTCAACCATGAGTTTATATTTAACCGCTAATGAGTTTATAGGATTCAGTTTTGCAGTGGTATCCATATCAGTCTGGGCGCTAATAGTTTCAGTGAAACCATAAAATATACCAAATGAAAAAACCAACAAAGCCATCCAAAACAGTCAAGAAAGCCGTCAAAACACAGGGCAAAGACACACTGTCCTTCCTTGGAATCCCATACGGGAAGATCCCCAAAGGAATGAAGAAGTAAACCATCAACACCTATCCTTGCGATATGAAAAACTGGTCCACCGCTGTTCATGAAACCCAAGAGATTCGCCACAAGAAGACTGTGGCCGACTTTGAGAGTGAGCGTAAAAAGCTGCTCAACGTCATTTCAGAAAAGGACAATCAGCTTAATATCGCACTTGGAATCGGTGGCGTTAAGCCTGTTGCATCCAAGATCAATGCGGTCAGTGATTTTGACTCCGAAGCAACTTTTGTAGCTGTCGCATCAGATTGGCATGTCGAAGAGACAGTTGAAGGAAAAACCATCAACAACCTCAACGAGTTCAATCTTGATATTGCTGAACAGCGAATCAATCGCTTTTGGAACTCGATTATTCGCATGGCGAAGATTCAACGCCATGGTGCCAAAATTGATCGCCTTGTATTGATTTTGGGCGGCGATTTAATGACCGGCTACATCCATGAGGAACTGTTGGAGAATAACGCTTTGTCTCCAACTCAGACAGTGTTGTGGCTTCAAGATCAGATCGCCAGTGGGGTTGAATTGCTGTCCAAGCACTTTGGAGAAATTGTGATTCCATGTTGCTATGGGAATCATGGGCGTAACACTCGCAAGCCTCGTCATGCTACAGGCGCTGCCAACAGCTATGAGTGGATGCTTTACAAAACAATGGCGAAGCATCTTGCCGACAAGGCTTCTTGGCACGTTTCTGACGGCTACCATTTGCTTCTGGACCTCTATGGCAAAACGCTTCGCATTCATCACGGAGACGGCTTACAATACCAAGGTGGCGTTGGTGGATTGACCATCCCAGTTGAGAAGGCCATTTCCTCGTGGAACAAGGGTGTTCCAGCAGACCTAGACATCTTTGGTCATTGGCATCAAAGCCAGCAAAATCCTAAGTGGGTATGCAACGGGAGCTTGATTGGCTTCAATGCTTACTCCATCGCCATCAAGGCACCTTACGAGCCACCATCACAGACTGGCTTTATCTTTGACAAGCGATACGGAAGAACGGTCACGTTCCCAATCTTTGTTGATTAACAACCATACCACAAAACCAAATGAAATGGCAAAAGGCTATCGACAAGATCAACGCTGAAAAGTATTGCATTCCCCATGGTTGGGATACCAAGGAGCATATTGCCGATGAACTTCAATGCTCTCCAGAAAGAGTACATGACATGCTGAAAAGCGGTATCTCATCTGGAGCATTTGAGTCCCAAGACTTCCCAGTTTGGGACGCTAAACGTCGCATGACAACTCGCGTTCGTTGTTATCGACAGAAAGAAGAAACCAATGCTGATTCTTCACTTGAAGATCGAATTAAGGCTTCCCTTGCTCGCAACCCGAATAAAACAAGCTACCAAATCAAAAATAATATTCGTGGGGCCACCATAGCAATGGTTGATAGTATCCGCCAAAAACAGTGAAGGTTACTTCAATAACCGTTAAAAAACGAAAACTTGGCCGTCACAAGGCTTTAGGTCTTGCTTACGGCAACGGTAATATTGAGATTGACGAGCGTTTATGCGGGCAGCATCATCTCCGCATTCTCATCCATGAATTCCTCCATGAGTGGGAATGGATTCTGCCAGAGGAAGTTGTTGATACACTTAGCAGCGATCTGGCTAAATTCCTTCACAAGCACAACGCCCGTATGATTGAGGAAGACAAATATCCATGATCCAAGATTTCTCTATCGCGCAGGTTTCTATTCTTGCGATAACCGCCATCTGCCTGCTTGTTTGGGGCATCATTATTGTTAGCTCTCCAAAAGTATGAAACTATCAGAAGCACTCGTTCAAGTAGCACTCAAAGAAGTCGGAGTCACAGAGGTCAATGGCACAAATTGCGGACCTCGCGTTGATGAGTACAAGGCGTCCACTTGGCTTAATCCAAAAGTTGGTTGGCCGTGGTGTGCAGCTTACGTTTGTTGGTGCTTCCGTGAGGCTCTGGCGCTAGCTGGAATTAAGGAAACCAAGACATTTAAGCGTCCAAGGACAGCAGGAGCATGGGACTTCGAGAATTGGAGTCGTGAACAAGACGAATCAACACACACGAAGAAGCCGCATAAAGGCGACATTCAGGCTGGTGATATTTTGATTTTTACATTCAGCCACATTGGAATTGCCCTCTCATCTCCTGACAAAAATGGCAATGTAAAAACAGTGGAAGGAAATAGTAATAAATCTGGAAGCCGAGAGGGTGGTGGCGTTTTCAAACTCATTCGCAATGTATCTAAAATAAGGTCAAGGATTAGGCTCCAGATTTAGTTTTTATACACCTCATAATAGAGACTGAATTGATACGCATTTTTTATTCACTATACGCATTCCTCTATCCCATGCTTCTTTAAGATTCTTTGAATGATTACCAATAGAGAGATGATCTGGATTTACGCATTTTTTATTGTCGCACGAATGTAAAATTAATCCTCTCTTCGGTATGTCTCCTTTATGTAAACTGTAAGAAAATCGGTGTGCTTTATACAACTTTTCTCCTCGTTTTCCCCGTTGAAATACGCCATATCCAGTAGTTGTAACTGCGCCAGTCCAAATCCAGCATGTATCTGTTTTTTGAACCTTTTTCCAAAATCGTTGTTCTGGTGTTTTGATTTTATGATTATTTGTTCCCATAGAATGGAGTATATACTGACGGTATTACCTCGTCAACTAATCTCAAAGATTCGCAGTCGAATCCGCATCATGGTATGACCGACTTTGAAGTCATCAAAAACCAGTTTGAGTCACGCGCTAAGTGCCGTCATGGCAACTCGCCCAAGATCAATCACGACGGCTGTACTTGGATTGAATGCAAGCTAGAAGGCTGCAAGTGCATGACGGCAGATGGAGATGGCATTCCACTTAGCCGTTTTCTAGCCGAGTGGGTAGAGAAGTTTGGTTGATCACTCCAGACCTTCGTGCTTCCCAAGATATTTGGGTTTATAGCTGGGAGTTATTTTCGCTGTCATGCAGACGCCATTCTGCCCCTTGAAGAACTGAATCTCATAGTTTGAACAAAGCCCGTGTTCAATATTTCGCCTGATCAAAGGAGCGGCAAACTCTGGCTCAAATACAGTCGCTTGCAACATCGTCAGCGCATCCTCAATAGTCTCAACTTCATGGTTTATCATATTTCAGATATGACATCGTAAATTGACTTATCGCAAGTCACTTCTGCAACCTCTGCCCAAAGACCGGCCTTGGCTTTCTAAAGACCACCTGCTTTACCTCAATCTTTGGTTGAAGTATATCGTGATGAACCCTGCGAGTTGCGTTCCAAGCGTGGAATTGGCTGGTTGTCATCACGTCTTTGCTGCATAGACAACAACCTTGCCACAGAGATCGCCCGTTTTTATAACAAGTTTGGCAGATGTTCATAGATCATATAGTCTTGAAACTTACCAGTTCTAAACTACCCATTCAACAGATATGAAGCAGAAACCCCAAAAATCTCGCGTCGTCCAACTAACGCGAGGACCAATCGAGACGTATGGCATCAAGTTTGATCATCAATTTGGCAATCAACTTGATGTCGAGTTGATCTTCCTCAAGTGTCCAACTGGTTCGTTATTCGGTTGGAAGGGCGATAAAAACCCACAAGGAAAGCCTGCGTGGATTCATTTCGTCAACGCGGTGAACCTCATCTGGAACTATCCAGGAAGTAGAACTCCGTTCATGTGGCATCCTTGGGCGATCAAGATGGCAAAAGCCGCATTTGAGAATAAGCGTCTTGCGATCTCGTCTGGTGGTTCTGGTGGCAAGACTGGCTTGTTCGCCGTTTACTGCCTCGTTTGGTGGTTGGCAAATCCATACAAGAACGTCGTTCTCGTCAACACTACGACTATTAAGGACTCGATGGGGCGTATTTGGGGCCAGATCACTCGTTACTTCAACGGCATGGCTGGAGCACCTCCTGGAAAGCTGGTTGAGTCTTCTCACTGCATCAAGTCGATGGACTTGAACACTGGCGTTGTAATGGATGAGTACGGCATCCGTTTGTTTCCAGGTGAGCAAAGCAAAGCCGCTGAATCCTCACGCGCCATTCGAGGTCAGAAGCATGGTCCTGGCGGTAAACTCATCGTTGTTCTGGACGAGTGCGCTGAACTTTCGCCATCCATCATCAATACGTTCGAGGAAAACTTGACGCAGAATCCGAACGTCCAGCTTATCGCTCTAGCTAACGCCAATTCGCCATTCGATACCTTTGGGCAGCTTTGTGAGCCTATTCCTGGAGGATGGGACAGCTACAACCCAGATTGGGATGAATGGAAAGGGAAAGGCGCTCACGTCATCCGCATCAATAACGAGACATCGCCAAACATCATTGAGGGTAAGGTGATCTACCCGTTCTTGATGACTCGTGAGATGTTGGAAGAGAAGCGAGAAAAACTAGGCCAGCATACAAGAGCTTACTGGCGAGGTGTCCTTGGCGCATTCTTGCTTGATGGAGACGATGACAATATTTATTCTCCCGCTGAAATCATCAAGACACCCAAGGATTGCGTGTGGCAGGGGATTCCAACAAAGGTATGCGGCATCGACCTTTCATATACCAGTGGTGGTGACAAAACGGTGATGACGATTGGCTCTATTGGCATTTGCACAGATGGCAAGAAACGACTCAAGTTTGAGCGCCATATCCTTCTCAATGACGATGCCAGTAAGCGCGACGTTGACCGCACTACGCAGCTTATTGACCAAATCAAAGACATCTGCAAAAAGGATGGAATCGACATCAAGGATGTGGCAATTGATGCGTCTGCTGGTGGTGGCAAGACCTTTGCTGATGCCATGTGGAGCAAGTGGGGCAACACTTTCTTGCGTGTTGACTTCGGCGGCAAGGCTTCAGATCGTCCTGTGTCTGCTGCTGATCGTGAGAAATCAAGCGTGAGGTATGCTAACAGGGTTAGCGAACTTTGGTCGATTGGGAAAGAACTTATTCGTTGTGACCAGCTTAGAAATATCACGAAAGAAATGGCAGACGAAATGACAGTCAGAAGGTACAAGGATAACAAAGCGCAGGATGGAGGTTCGCGCATTAGAGTCGAGTCCAAAGTGGACATGAAACGTCGAACCGGAAAAAGTCCTGATTATTTTGACTCTGCGGCTTGTTTAATTTCGCTCTGCCGTGAGAGGCATGGTTTATCAAGTATAGATAAACCTGGAAATGTAGATGATAGAAAATCTTCACCGTTGAAGAAAAGATTTATGAGCTTGGCATCCATCTATTCTAATTGACTTTAGATCATCAAGGCTTATAAAAACAACGGCTGCATCTGCTGATAACAGAAGCAACCGTCTAACCTCCAACATGTCATTACCATGCAAGAAGCTAAAATCAGCATTACGTTACCAGAAGAAGAGATCAATAAGTTTTGGTCAAAAACTAAACGCATACCAGGGAGCGACTGCTTGTGGTGGACTGGATTAAAAAATTATTCTGGTTACGGTCTTCACCTTTACAAAGGTCACAAGTGGAGATCGCACAGGCTTGCGTTTGAATTAACAAACGGACCTTTCCTAAAGGAGAAGCACATACTTCATTCTTGTGATAATCCATCATGTGTCAATCCAGCCCATCTTTCGATGGGAACTCATGCGGATAATATGCGACAAAGACATGAGCGTGGAAGGTACAACTTCAACTACAATGGAAATCATTACCTGCAAAAAGACTCAACAGTAGTCAGAGGATCGAATAATGGTAGATCGGTAATTAATGAAGCAATAGCATTAAGCATCCGAAAAGACTTTGCTGAGAAAAAGTTTCGATCCAAGGCTGCTATGGCAAGGTCTTATGGCGTTTCTATCACTATTATTAAAACGGTCATCAACAGAAAAGTCTGGAAACATGTATAACACACCCAACAAACCAAATCCATTGCAGAAGAGATTCAAGCAGTTGGCTGGCTTGTGGGCTGCTTAGCCGAACGTCCGATGCAGCAAACTTTTTCGCCAAGGCTCAGTCGTCGCTGATCTTTTTGTTAGGCAGAGCGACGCAGGACATGATTGGGCTTCGAGTGCCAGTCCACGCCCCAAACAAATACTCGAACGCAGTAGCGCGGGTGAACGCAGTGGAGGTAAACGCCCTTCCAGTGTTTACCCCACGAGATAAACGCGACATTTTCACAGAACCATTTCTTTAGTTTCATGTGCATCTTGTTAATCAAAATCCGTTCACTTTTGGCATCAGCAAAACCTCTATCGCTTCTTCTCCAATAAGCTGACTAAGAGTTACCTTGTACATCTTTGCCATCTTTAATGCTGCATCAATAGTCAGTTCAAAGCAGTCTTTTTCTAGCTGCGAGCACCAACTTGAGGCACGTCCCATGTGCTCATTTACTTCTTGCTGACTCAAGCAGTTGATCTCTCGGAGGATGCGATAGCGTTGACCTTGCGTGGTTTTTACTTGTATTGGTTTCATATGGTCACCAATCTTATCACGTTATTTAACGCGATGCAAATTATTTCGCTTTTACGACTTCAACTTTAACGAATGGAAGCATGAGGACACTGATGGTCTTATTCTTCCCAAGTGCGAATGAGTGCGTCACTGCCTTGAATACAGACTTCTTGAGCATCATAACGCCGTGATAGCGAAAGATTGAACCGTTGGTAAGGAGGTAGTAGCGGATCATCATATTTTCAGTGAAGTTTGCATTTATTCAGTTGGGATACATGGCTTTTTCCATTGGGCTTTTGGGAGAGTTTAATGCAACATTGGGCGAACGTTGCATTTTCTCCCATTGAGAATGCATTTGGCAATTCCAACCAATCTTAAATTTGTTCCTTTAGATATTGAAATCAAAGATTCATCTGAAAATGTAATCATGTTAAATCTCATGTCTTGAGAAGCTGCTAATCTTTCATTGTGGCTATCAATCTTTTTTTGTTTTTTAGCACGCTTCATGGCCTTTCTAATCTTATTGGCCGCTTTCTTTTTTTTGCGCTCCTCTTCGCTTAATATTAGTAAGCGTTTTTTCTTTCTTTTTTGAGGCTTTTTACGTTTATGCTGTTCGCTGTGATGCTTATTGCACAAGACCTGCAAATCACTTGTCAACACGTCGTAAATTTCACGGTATCGCAGGTGATGAACCTCGATTGTTGTCGTCTTTCCGCAAATCTCGCAATGTTTACCGCATTCTGAAAATTTACTCTGTCGAAGTAGTTTCCAGTGTTCGCTCTTCAGATAAATTTTCGAGTACCACTGCTTTTGCGTTAGTCCGCTTTCAGCAATTTCAAGTTTGTAGAGTGGTTGATTTTGCATTGTGAGTTAATTATCAGATAAGGAAAATGGCAGGAAACGGGCACAGTTTCCCCTTTTCAGGGCAAACTGGCTTTCCATCAGCGTACGGAGCCATGTTAGGGGTCCAGACACAAAGATTACCTTCACCTAACTCTTCATCACGGTTTCCAAATAACGATGCTCCGTTGGGTGGTTTCCCCTTGCGGGGTCTTTTAAAGTGGAGGCATTGGTTCTGTGATAGTCGATGCGCTCCTCCGTTCTAACGGCTTTTTCCGATGGGCAACGCCCTATCCCCTTTCATCAAAGCAGGTATTACGGAACTAGATCAGCAAACGCAAAAGGCCGAACTGGTGCAACAGTTCGGCCTAAGCGGGTATCCCCCGGTGGTCGGATCACTCTTGCACGAGGGAAACCTATTTGGTGTTCGCAACCATAATCCCACTTGCATCATTCCGTCAAGAGGATATGGTAAAAAATATGGCTTCAGACGTTTATCTCTTCCGAAAAGACCGCCGCTGGCAGAAATTCTCCAAAATTGATGAGATTGTTCTAACTGGTGATTCTGAACCAGACATGAATATCTGGTCTAGCGAGTATCGAGATCTGTTTGATACTTCAACATCTCTTTATTCAGCGCCAGGTAGTTTGACGGTTACTGTACCTCCGCCGTTCTCAGGAGGTTCAACAGTAATAACAACAGTTAATTCTGAAAAATTGGAATTTAAAGCTGGTTTAATTCCGGTTGATCCGCTCACAGTACAGACTGTAAGTGGAACTTATTCTCAATCTTCTTCCCTCCAGAATTTCGGCACGAACGTAAGCGTTATTCCAACAACAATTACTTCAACCACTAGCGATGAAGTGTCGCACGAAGATCTTCGCCAATCCGTCCTCAAGAAAACCCATTGGAGATTCCGTCAGGCTAATAGCGCCACACCAACATATTTGTATGCCACATGGGCAGATGGCGATCAAATCTCCAATGAACCACCTGAAACGGTCTAATGGCTAGCAATTTCCAACTATTACCGACTCCGCATGAAGAGGAGTTTATGTTCTCTGTACGAGTGCCACAGGATTACATCGGTCCTGAATTGGTATTTCCAGATGGCTCCACGCTGATCTCTGCTCAAAGCGCATCGCTTGTTGGTGCGCGTCCAACTTCATTCAATCAATGCGGATGGACGGTGGGACGTGAGATGCTTTCAAAGTTCCCTGCTTACGGCAATTACGTCTATCTCAAATCTGACAAGCCTGATGCAGACCACGTTACGTTGTTTTTTGGCAGACCAAGAACTCCGGCTCAGCGCAGGGTTCCGTTTAATTTCTACTACGACACAAGGCAATACACTTGGCCTTCTGTGCTTGAAGACTTGTTCGCAGCTAGAGCAGTTGGATTCCCGCAAGTGGTGAACAATGGAGCAAATACAGAGACGGCTGACAGGCTTCTGCCAAGGTATCGTTACCGTCCTGGAATCTCGTATAATAGCACTATCTTGGTTGAGCAGTTTTTGTCAGATGTAGCCTATTCTGCTGGTGAATTAACCCACATCCAGCCTGTTCCAACAGATGTTGATGGTAATTACATTGGTTTGAGCATGAAATTTGAGCGTTGCTTGCATCCAACCTGCGTGTTTCCAAAGGTTCAGCCAGAAACGCCAGTTTTAGGTGTCGGCGTATATCCAGCGCCCACAAATCGTAATTCTTTTACGCAGATTTTTCCAGCGACAAATTTCCTAGATTGGGCACCGTTCATAATTGAGGACCGCCAACAGAACACTAACGGTCTTTGGTTGAGGGAGCGGATCACAATCTATCCTCCACCACCCCCAGACGATGTGATCCAATGATTAATACTGGCAACGGAGAATTTGCATCTGAGAACGGCCCATTTGCTCAACGTAATTGGGTATGGGGAATGTCTGGAATTGGCTCGAATGTTAGCCGAGATGGCACCTCTACGGTGATTGCAAATCTGCCAAGGTCGAATGTGCAGATGGAGAGTATCAATAACTCAGGTCCACCATTTGATGCCGGATCAAATATCCAACTAGCTGGCACTTTTGTTGGAGGGGTATTTACTGGTAGTGTTCTTTTTGTTGGACCAGGAACTCCGCCACCGATACCAACACCATCTCCGTCGCCTACGCCTACGCCTACGCCGAGTCCATCCCCAACACCATCTCCTTCCCCCTCTCCAAGTCCATCACCTTCACCAAGTCCAAGTCCGTCTCCGAGTCCAAGTCCTTCTCCGTCACCTTCTCCGTCACCTTCTCCATCACCTTGTCCGTCTCCATGTCCAACTCCATGCCCAACTCCATGCCCAACTCTGTCTCCTAGCCCGACACCTACGCCTACGCCAAGTCCGTCTCCGAGTCCATCTCCGTCTCCATGATAACATTTTACGAACTACGCGCCCGTGTTATGGCGGCTCCTATGAAATGCAAAACGCGTGGCGAAATATGGCACAGATACCTCACTGGAATTACCAATGGTAACGCATTTGAGTTTGGCGTATGGAATGGCAGGTCTATTAATTACATGGCAGAAGTTAGGCCGAATGCTCTTTTTACTGGATTTGATTCATTTGATGGACTTCCAGAAGAATGGACTCCAGGGCATCCAGTTGGACATTTCAAAACTGACGTTAGTAAGCTAAAATGGCGAGAGAACGTCAAGATTGTGCCGGGATTGTTCAATGAAACACTGCCAAATTTCTTATCGGTATCACATGATACTACAAGACGGCTAGAAGCTGTTCACTTTGACTGTGATTTAGGCAGTTCAACGCAAACTATTTTGTGCTCTTTGAGTGAGTTGATTTTGACAGAAAAGCCGCTTCTGCTTTTTGATGAGTTTTACAACTATAATGGATACGAAGATCACGAGTTCAAAGCATTCTTGGATTGGATTAACAAAACTGGTGCAGATTTTTCCGTTTTAGCTAGGAATACGAAGGAGAAACAAGTCTTGATTGAATTGACATGAAGCACGTTATTGTTATCCCTGAACGATATAGACTGGGTGATACGATTAGCTTTAAGGTTCGGCGAGTCGCATCTCTTGTCTGCGATAGATTGACTGTTTGTTGCCCAGTAGCTTGGAGATTTTTATACCCAACAGCGACTGATTTTGTGGATGTATCAGAAGACCTAAACGGATGGGGTGAGAGGCTTGTGGTAAGAGAGTTAAAAACCCATTTCCCAGAAGCTGATTTTGTGAAGGTAAGCTGGTCAATACCAGCGAAAACTGATATAGACGTTACTCCAATATCAGCCAATAAAAGTTCTTGCGATGTATTGGTTGCTCCAAGGGGTAAGGCGACAAGTTCTCCACATCGAAACTGGGAAGGGTGGCCCATCTTAACTTCTGGTCTTGTTGACGCTGGCTTGCGTGTTATCGCCGCTGGCAAAGAAGATATGTCATCTGATTGCGGATTGACACTAGTGACAAACTTAGATGAGATCGCAGCAGCCATGCTTAGCTCCCGTTTTGTTGTCTCAACAGATAGTGGTTTAGCACATTTAGCAATTCTATTGAAGGTGCCTCTTATACTGCTTTGGGGTGACGATCTTGGTGTTATACCGGGTCAGACATATAAGCAAGGATGCCACGCTCGCATGGAATCACAGAAACGCGCTCCAGTATATCATATCATTGGTGCATGGAACAATCACGAACTTGCGTTGCGGGAAGTTCTTGGCATTATTCAGCAATGAAACAAGTGGCCGCTCTGGTAACTGAGATTGTCCTGAAATCCGATATTAAACCGTGGGTAGATTCCAAATGCAGAGAGCGAGGAGCAGAGGTAATTTGGCACAACGTAACGGAATCAGTTAAAAACTATAAAGAGGTTTTTAAGACCTCTCCAAACGTCATCACTTGGCAATGTCGAATGCCACATTCATGGACCTCATCGTTCG